ATTAGTGTCCACCTCATCTTTATATTTCGGGTATACACCGTTAGGGTCATAGAAACCTTTAGAGGTATCGGCCAATTCAGACGGCTTGCCAGGTAAAGTTCCTATTATCATTGGCTCCTGCATAGCGTATCCATCACGAAAGTAACCAAACACCCATGTACCCTCAACAATAAAACCTGGAGAACTTCCTAGGCCAGATATGCCAGATGAAGTAATAGGATGAATAAGTTGCGACCACGGTAAATCGCTTGTAGGTAAATCATCTTTATTTTGCGTATGTATTCCCACACAACGCACTCTTAAACGGCCAAGTTTCTGTGGGTCTTGCCTGTCTTCGACTACGCCGTTGAACCATATAAAGTTATTTTTTCCTAGAAAATCTTTGTCGTACATTTGTTTTTTACCGATATTTGTCTGCTTTTAATACGCTAGCCATACGCATTTAATTACCATTTCTTTTTTGTTTACGCAAATTACTTATCCTATTTCTAATACTGCGTAAGCACGCCGTAGGCGCCGTTGAAGACCACTCTATGGCCGCTTTAAACCATACTCTGATATACCTTTCTGATATATTTAACTTTCTGGTTCTCTTATATGTTCTATGTGGCCGCTGAGGAAACTTCTTGTTTTTTCGCTCAGATATCCACAAATAGACTTGTCCTAACATATCCGCCTCTACATGGCCTGTGGTAATCGTTCTTACAGGCATTTGTTGTTTCTTTTTTCTCATTATCTCATTGTCGGCCAGACACCTCTAGGCGCCGGACTCTCTAATTCTCTAAGCCAGTTTTTCATCTTCTTTGTATATATCAATGTTAATATCATCTTCTATACCCACCTGGAGACCGTCTTCCTCACTCGGATATGGCGTCCTAACGCTATCTTTAAAGCATTTTAGTACCATTGTATGCGATTGTGTTTCTACAGATATGGTATGTTTTATTGCCATTATCATATATCTACCAGATGTATATGGATTATCTTGTTTTTTCTCTCCTGGCGCTCTTAATGGTTCAGTAAAGTTAATTATATCACCTGCGTTTAACAATGTGTAGCCATGCGCCAGTATAGTCAAATTCATATTTTTATATTGTGCCTGTTGTGATACAATCTTAGGTAGTGTTGAATTTGATGGTGTAAACTCAAAATTATTATGTACTTTACTTGTTTCTGTTACCACCATTTTCTTACTATCTGCACTTTCATATAAAAAGTTATTTGTATCGTTTAATTTGGCAACTGGTGTAATCATCTTATCAGAATCAGCACTTGCACCTATTGTTTCAGTATGAAATTCTTTCTCGTAATTGTCTTTGTAATTAAAATTATGTGTCTTTAATGTTTTATTAAATGCGTCATGCACAATAAGTTTATTGGCGTACATACCATCCATGATATTTGACATAGCGTCAACAGGTTTACCTATCTCGTATTTAATAATAGTTTGTAATCTTTTTTGTATGTCTTTTACTTCAGGTTTTTTACTATCTGCAACATTGGTAATTTGTGTCATATAGTTCCACCTTGTAGGTCTTGCTCTTGCACCACCTAATGCTAGTAATGACCCTAAACTTCTAAAATGAAAACCTTGTGAGTTCTCATAAAACAAATAGCCTGCATTGTTATATTTACCTGATATAGTTTGTTTACTTAAAAAGTTAATAGTTGAATATGGTTTTAAACTTGGTATCACATACTTGGCATTTGTAGCAGAGCTCTCTACAAATAATGGTTTTTTAGAGTTAAGGTATTTCTTTTGTCTTACAATATCTACTACTGCGTTTTCTATAGGTCCTGAATATGCTCTTGACACGGTTGCCATTTGATTGTAATACATTTCAGGTGAACAAAAATATATTTTATAGAATTGTCCTACATCATTTTGTTCATCTTTTCTTACACTATCTACCTTGTATATTTGAAATGGCACACCAGTTTTTTCTGACATGTCATAGCCAGGTAAACCAGGTGTATTAAATTTAAATGATAGTCTTTCTAAACCTGTGATAGGTAATAGTGTTCTAATATCTTGTGTATCATACACAATAATACTGCCCATAATATTATTAGAAAATATATCCTCTGAAATAGATAGGGTAAGTGTGATACCTTTGATATCAATAAATCTTGGTTCATTATCTACTTGTTGATATGATATAATATTTAACTCTGATAAGTTATACTTACCAGCTCGGTCTAATATATTCTTTTCTGCAACAGCCATGTCATTATCTTCTTATCAAATTAGTAAATTCTTCTTCAAATGCATTTAAATATTGTGGTGATAATATTCTTATTTGTCTTTTTTGGTCTTGTAATCTGTCTTCGTAATCTCTATTAGATATTGACTCAGCGCCAGGATGGTCACTATTTACTTCTAATTTATGTGAGTAATCAGCAGGTCCGTCACCTGATTGTTTACCACTTGATTGTGTTATCTCATAATGATGTATGCCCATAGGATTAGAATATTTGTCATTTATATATTGTTGATAACTATAACTATCTAATGGCCAGTCATAATATCTATTGACAATATTGTTTACAAGTGTTACAACCCAAAAATAATCTGAGTCACCATATATTTTGTATGCTACATCTTCAGGTTTCTCTCCCTCTGCAACATCATAACTATCAAAAAGTGTTACATTATCTGCAATCTTACTTCTTGCCTTGACTCTTCTAAAAATATCTGTTACATCAACTGTATTACCATTGACGCCTGATAAATTATATTGTATTACAGGAAATTGGTCAAAGTATTTTGTCATTAAGCACCTGCCTCAATATCTTGTTTAGTTACAATTCTGTCTTCTATCATTGATACGGTCATTTTAGTGTGAACAGGCATACCATTTTCAAATGTAGTATATTGTCCATCAGGCGCATAATCAACCTGAACATCTGTACAATAACAAGCACCAATTTTATTCAAATGTGGATTTTCACCATTATTATACATGTAACTAATACGCCAATAGTTTGGTATTGTAAATACACTTTGCAAAGTTTTATCTGCAAAACCTGGTGCTGAATTATATTTAAATATGGCAATAATATTTTCTACTGCCTCAGCCTCTTTACGATTTCTAGGCCAAAAATCAAAATCAAATTGGAATGTTCTTTGACTAGGTGATGAATAAAATGCCTCATTTCTAGGATTAACAGCAACACCAGCTCTCTTAGCGGCAAATCTTACCGGGTCACCTGCACCTGCAAGTGATATAAATTCACCTAAAATTTCTTTTGCCTGTGTGGCAACACCACCAACTATACCTTGTAAGGCAGCTTCTACTTTAGCAGCCGCTCCCTCTGCATTACTTATTGCTATGCCGGCAGCCTCAGCTGTACCTGCTAAACCTGTTTCTGTATCAGCGTCATAATTTTGTGTGTAACCAACTTTAACAGAATTAGGCATATATAATGCTATACCTGATGTAGTAATAGAACGACCTGGTACTTTTGCTGATATCTTTTGTCTCTCTGTAAATGATTTGCCTTTTGATTTTGTACCTGGTTTAGTAGTCGTGCTTGCTGATGTTCTAAAGGCACTAACTTGTGGACTATAGCCTAAAAAACCTGATTCAAATAATATGTAATGACCTAATTCGTTACTACCAAGGTCAAGTGGATATTGTACAGGATTAAATGTTAATGGATTTTCTCGTAACTTACTAGAAGGACTATCTGGTATATCAAATGGTCCTTTTTTTAATAGTTGTGCTGACACCTTACCACTATCTTTCGCACTACCAGAGTTTAGAAAATTGTTAATCTTACCTGATACGAAACCTGTAGCAAGGTTGCCTATGTGATTTTTTAGTGATTTAAATGGCATATAAATAATCCTTAATTAGTAATATTTATATAGATTATAGGTACATTATGGCAAAGAGTTATAGAGGTCTCTATAGACCAACCAATCCAAAGAAATATGTAGGTAACACCAAGCAAATAGTATATCGGTCATTGTTGGAAAGACGGTTCATGCGTTATTGTGACCTGAATGAAGATATATTATATTGGGCAAGTGAAGAATTACCAGTTAGATATTATAGCCCGCTAGACAAAAAATATCATAGATATTTTCCAGACTTTGTTGTAAAGACGGTGAATAATGATAAGTACATGATTGAGATAAAACCCTCACGACAGGCAGTAAAACCGAAACCACCAAAAAAGAAAACAAAATCGTATATGAGAGAATCATTTGAATATATCAAGAACCAAGCAAAATGGCAAGCAGCTAAATTGTATTGTGAAGATAAGGGTATGCAATTTAAGATTATTACCGAAAAAGACCTAGGTCAATACTAAGCTGTTTGATTGTAAAGGTATCTATCAAAATAAGGGTCAATATTTACATTTAAACTACCAGTATAAGTTTCACTCTTCATACTATTAGAATTAGAAACTTGTTTAGTAGATTGGTCATTGTATATAATGGCAGCCTGATTGTTATTACTAGAATTATCTATTGTATTTGTTTTATAAGTTGCCTCTGTTGTATTGCCTTGTATATCTTCCGTTGTAAGTTTTGAAATCTCTGCGCCACTTTCAACATCTGTTGATACTTCATTACCTTTTGTGTAACTATCAAATACTCTTTTAAATGCCTCACCTGGTGATTCACCACCTGGTAATATTGCTTTAGCAGCTGCAATACCACCCATTGCAAGACCTTTAAATATAGCACCCATATCAAATAGTTTCTGTTTTAATGCGCCGAAATCTATTGAGAATAATCCTTTAAACCAATTCCATGCACTCGTAACAAAACCGTCTTCGCCTAAAAAGAAATCAATTATACTAAATGGCTTCTCGGGGTCACCAAAACCAAATATGTCTTTGATAAAGTTTACTGCCATGTTTATTGGTGCCGTTAATACTGTTAAGAAAAAATTACCTACACCTGAAAATAGACTACCAAAACCTTCTAATATTCTATCAAAGTCTAATGTAAATATACCTGTAATAATATCAACTATACCACCAACAGCTTCGCTAAAGAAACCTGTAATCTTTTCACCAAACTCTATAATAAACTTACCTAGATTATCTAAACCTAAAAATGATAGTGCCATACCTACTAAATCTGTAATCAATCGTACAAATGTACCAATAAATCCATCAACAATACCTACAACTGCACCACGAATACCATCTACAA